CTTTGCGGTCAATGCGGCCAGAGATTTTGACCACATAGCCATCTGGCTCTGCTGTCTCAGTAGACTCAAACGCTTCAGGCAAGCGCAATGCTTTGACAATCTGGTCTTCAATCTTGCGGCGCTCTACTACCGTGCGCTCCTCAAGAGTTTTGTAGCGCAGCCAATCTGCGCTGAGGGTTTCTAAATCGCTCATAATTCCCTCGCATTCAACATAGCCTCAGCCATGCGATAAGAAGCAAGCGCAACTTCATCATCAGTTATTTCTGAATCTGAACTGATTGTTTCAGCCATGATCAATTGCATTGCCTTGGACGCAAAATAGTCCCGCAATGTCATGCCTTCATGGCCGTTGTAACTGACTGGAAATGCTTGGTCGTTCATGCCTTGCCCCCGATCTTGTCAATAATTGCACCAAGGTCTGGTGCTTCCCAAGACTCCAGCTTGCCCGACCTGTCCTTTGCCAACCACAATCCATCGCTATCGCACATCAGCGCACGCTGCGTCACGCCCTCGCCATCGCGCTCCACGCGCAGTGCCAGCACCTCGTCAAAGAAGTAGGGCAGACCCTGCGTCAGGCTCTTGCCTGGCATGCCAGGGTTGTAAAGCATTTTGCCCATCTCGTCCGTGGACTTTTCCAGCTTGGCGCTCATGTAGACATGCTTGCCTGGCAAGTCTCGGAACGCCCTGATCAACTCTTGCATGGTGCTGTTCATCTCACCATAAGCTGCGCGGCCATCTTTAGACTTCTTCATCTCATGGTGCAGCACCACCTCGGCCACCTCGCTGATTGAGTCCAGCGCCACCGATTGAAAGGCCACAGCCTCCTTGCTGTCCTTGCACCAAGTAAACGCCTCGCGCAAGTCCTCCATGCTAGTGATCTCGATGTAAGGCAGATCAGCGTCTTGGATGGACAGCAAGCCCCCCTCAGCACTCAGCACGATCACATTGGGCAGCGTCTTGACCAGCGTGGTCTTGCCTGCACCAGCTTGCCCGTAGACAAGCAACTTCACTCCATTGGCGGTAAGCCCGCCCGTTGACTTCAGATTGATAGCCATCTGGCTCTCCTTAATTTCACCCACTTCAGGAAATCTGTTCTGGGTGCGTTTGCATCATAAACCATTTTTTAAGGTAAGATGAGCACATTGCAATAAATATTTTCAACAAAGGTGAAAAACATGATGACGCTTGAACAAATCCGAGATGCCCTGTCTGACCGAATGCCCATGAAGGTGGCAGAGGCTACGGGCATTCACTACAACACCATCCGTCAGGTGCGCGACAACCCCAACGCAAATCCAACCCACAAAGTCTTGCTGGCTCTTTCAAACTATTTGGAAAGTCGCAAGGTGGCACATGGCTGACCTCTCAAAAGTCCTTGGTGGCCCGTGGTCACCATCCCCTGAAAAGCTGGTCGCTCCCCCTGAAACGCAACTTATTGACGCCATGCGTGCTGCGGGGCTGGAGCCGCCAGAGGAAATCCACTTTGACGGCAAGATTCACCGCTTTCGCTCCGGCACTAAGGGATCGCCAGGCCACGGTGACAAGCCTGGCTGGTACTTGGTCTTTGGCGATGGCATTCCTGCGGGGCGTTTTGGGTGCTGGCGTGCAGGTCTTGAATTTACTTTTCGGGCTGACATTGGCCGAAAACTAAGCCAGACTGAGGAAATGTCCAACGCCAAGCGTTTGGCTGAGGCCAAAGCCTTGCGGGACGCAGCCCTCGAGCGCCAACATCAGGTCGCTAGCGAGACAGTTGAAAAGATATGGACAGGCGCACAAGCAGCGCTCCCAGATCACCCCTACCTAGCCAAAAAGGGCATTGGCGTGCATGGTGCTCGAGCCACAGGTGATGGCCGCTTGGTAGTTCCGCTGTACGATGCAGACGGCACATTGTCTAGCCTGCAATACATTGACCACGAAGGCGGCAAACTGTACCACGCTGGTGGGCAGACTGGTGGCAAATATTGGGTGGTAGGCTCATCAGATGATCCTGGCACGCTGTACGTTGCTGAAGGCTTTGCCACCGCGGCCACCATCTTTGAAGCCACAAACCGGCCTTGCGTAGTGGCCTACAGCGCCAGCAACTTGGTGCCGGTGACCGGCAGTTTGCGAGAAAAGCACGGCATTATGCAAGACATTGTGATTGTGGCTGACCATGACCAATCCGGCGTTGGTCAACGTTATGCAGAACAAGCATCAGCCAAGTACGGCGCACGCATGGTGATGCCCCCGATTCTCGGTGATGCCAACGATTATGCCCAAGCGGGGCACAATTTGGCCGCACTGCTTATGCCACCAGCAAATGACTGGCTGATCCCCGCAGACGAATTTTCAGCCCAACCCAGCCCCATTTCATGGCTTGTCAAGCGCTGGATTCAGTCCCAAGCCTTGGTCATGGTTCACGGCCCATCAGGCGGTGGCAAGACCTTTGTGGTGCTGGACTGGTGCCTACGCATGGCAAGCGGCATAGAAATCTGGGCAGGCCACAAGGTACGCCAAGGCAATGTGGTCTATCTGGCCGGAGAAGGCCACCACGGCCTGCGAGGCAGGGTAGCAGCGTGGAAACACCACAACAAGGCTGGACGCCTCAATATGTGGCTATCTAAGGACGGCTGTGACCTCAACACCCCCATTGGCTACCTCAAGGTGGTAGAACAGGTCAGGATGCTCAAAGACCGGCCAAGCGTGATAGTGGTCGATACCCTGCACCGATTCTTGGCCGGAGACGAGAACAGCGCCCAAGACGCCAAGACCATGCTGGACGCTTGCTCCAGCCTGATGATGGAGTTTGACTGCTCAGTCATCCTAGTGCACCACACAGGCGTGTCAGACGAGGCTCAGCACCGCGCCCGAGGCTCAAGTGCCTGGCGAGGCGCACTGGACATCGAGATAAGCGTCATCCCCGGCAAAGACAACCAGCCCATGCAATTGGTCCAGCGCAAGTCCAAAGACGCCGAAATGGCCAAGCCAATCCACCTCAACCTCCAACAAGTCACCATCCCAGGCTGGTACGACGAGGACAACCAACCCGTCACCAGCGCAGTCATTGTGCAAGCCCAGACCCCCATCGCCACCAAAAAAGACAGCAAGATCGATAGCCACCGCAAAGCCTTTGAAAACGCTTGGTGGGGCACTGGTGCTGAAATTCGTGATGGTTTACCCTACATCAGCCGGTCAGCATTGAAGGACAAACTGGCCTCAGATGGGCGCAAACCACGCACCATTGAGAACGATCTGAGCGCAGCGTATCCAGATAAATTGATCGGTGCGCTTATTGTTTCTGAGATCATTAGCCCGCTGGAACATGGCTGGATTGTGGTGGACGAGGTGCAATCGAGCGCCATGTTGGTGCGAAAAGGTGGGTGATTTCAAGCCCCCTAGCCCCCTGAAGTCCCCTTTAGGGGGATTGAGGGTTAGGGGGCAAAACGCTCGAAAAGCCCCCTCCCCTCCCCTCACACCCTTTAGGGTGAGGGGGTTAGGGGGCATCGATGCGGCGAGGATTTGGGGTGGAATTATAAATTGGAGAAGTAAGTGGACGCTAACATGCAAAACGAAGTGGTGACCAAACATGCTGGTGGTAGGCCGGTGATTTTTGGGATTGACAATCCGTGCTGGTTTGAAATCTGCAAACAGATTTCTGAGGGCAAGAGCTTGAGCACTGCGTTGAAGTCCGATGGGATGCCGTCTTATCGATCAGCCTTGATGATGCTTCAAACCAATCTGGAATTCAGGACGATGTACGAGAAGGCCATAGAAAGCCGTGCAGACCGTCTTGCTGAGGAAATACTGGAGCTGGCGGATGAGGCCATACCGGCGAATCTTGATGGGCCTTCAAAGAGCGCTTGGGTGCAGCAAAAGCGTTTGCAAGTCGATACGAGGAAATGGGTGGCTGCTAAGCTCAAGCCAAAGGTCTATGGGGATCGAATCGATGTCTCGGTGACTGATACCCGCATCAGCGTCTCTGATGCGCTTAAAGAGGCCAAGCAGCGCGTTCTTACCGATGAGAGCAATATCGTTGATGTGGCGGTTAAAGAGATGGTGGGCAAGGAATAGGCAAGGTTATGCGCTTTACGCATGGATTCTGCGGAACTACGCGTATGCGCGGCATGTCAGGGTTAACCCTAGCAAAAGCCCCGTGCAGTGTTCTACAGTGTCCATTATGTTAAGTCGGCAGTGAGTTACGCACAGGTTATACAGAGCTGAGTCGCCGGAATGCCAGTTATCCACAGGGCTAGGCGCATAACTTGCCTTTTGCCCTGTGCATAACCCCAAAAATGGCCTAAGTAAGCGCCCACTTACAAACGAGGGGGGCGGGTAGGGCCGAGCGCCGAGGGGTCACGGTGACGGTGCCCCCACGAACATTTTTATTTTATTTTTTAGAAATATGATTTACCATTGAGCCATGCCAATTAAGCAAAGACAAAGGGCAGCGCTATGATGTACAAATACGAGCCGCAGGCGCTGCAGCAGCTAGGCATGCAGCAACAGCCGTTTGATCCGTCTGCTGGCATTGGTGAGTTTGAGCGCCGTCAGTTTCTACCCTACAACCAACCAGAGCCGTTCGACCCCTCTGCGGGGATCGGGGAGTTTGAAGCTAGACAGCTCCAACCCTACAACCAGCAAGAACCGCAGCAGCCCCAAGCCTTGCAACAGATGGGCATGCGGCAGCAGTCGTATCAGCCACTGCCCCAAATGCCAGCCATGCAACCGCTTTTGCAACAATTCAGGACGCAGCAGCGCCCGTATCAATCGCCGTTTCAGCAGCGGTCAGGCCAGATGTCACCAGACGGCGCAATGGGCAATCGATCCGGTTCGGCCTACGGCTATAGCAACAACAGTTTGACTAGCCGACTAAACAATCTAGCCCCGTTAAACATGAACGCCTTAAACTTTAGCTACTAGATGCAGACAACAAATGCCGATAAACAACGCACTCACCCCTGAAGGCCAGAACGCGCTAGGTGCTGCGTTTGGGTACTACCCGCAGTTGAGGCGCAACCGAACTATCCAAGACCCCAGACTGGCCGCTGAGATGCCGTTGCAGTTTCTGCGGGGTAGGTTGGCGGGAACGCTGGGCTTGCCATCGGATGTGGCGAACCTGGTGCGTACCCCCATGCCAATGGAGATGTACGGTGATGTGGACTATGGCCCTCAGACGCAAGTGCCCTATGGCTCGCAAGAGTTGCTAAGGACGCTGCCACTACCCCCACAAGGCCCAGCGCAGTCAGCCGCGGCCAATGTTGGTGCGGCAGTGCCATTGACGCCAATGGAGGCATTGCAAGCTGCAAGGGCGGCTAGGCAGGCTGCACTGGCTGGGGGTAGGACGTTGGGGCCGA